TCGCGAAGTCTTTCAGCCCGACCAGGGGATCTTTTCTCCCAGCTATCCGCTGGTACCGCCCGAGCGCGAGCGGGTGCGGCTGTGGGATTTTCCGGTCAGCTACAACACGATCTACACGCCGCGCGCCTACGAGCCGATCGGGTTTGACGAGCTGAGGGCCTTGGCCGAGAGCCACGATATCACGCGGCTCGCGATCGAGACGCGCAAGGACCAAATCGAGAAACTCGAGTGGACGATCAAATCGCGGGACGACCGCAATCCGGCGGCGGACGCTCCATCGCGCATCGAGCGGCTGACCGAGTTCTGGCGTATGCCCGACGGCGAGCAACCCTTCGCGACGTGGCTTCGTGAGGCGCTCGAGGACGTCCTCGTGCTCGATGCACCCGCCTTCGAGGTACGCCGCAACCGCGGCGGCGACATCATCGGCCTCGATGTCGTCGACGGGTCGACGATCAAGGTGCTGGTCGACGACACCGGACGTCGACCGCAACCGCCGGCGCCGGCATATGAGCAGGTGATCCACGGCCGGCCGTGGCGCCTTCTAAGCGACGCCGAGCTGATCTACCTGCCGCGCAATCGTCGCCCGCACAAGGCATATGGCTTCGGCCCTGTCGAGCAGATCGTCGTGACGGTCAACATCGGACTGCGCCGGCAGATCATGCAACTGCAACACTTTACAGAAGGTAATGTCCCGTCTGGGCTAATGGCCGCACCTGACGGCTGGAACGCTGAGCAGATCCACCAATACCAGGAGTGGTTCGACTCCCTTTTGGCCGGCAATACCGGCAGCCGCACCCGGCTGCTCTGGGGACCGAGCGGCGCCAAGTATCAGGCCTTCAAGGAGGCCCCCTACAAGGATGACTTCGACGAGTGGTTGGCACGGATCGTCTGTTATGCGTTCTCGTTGCCACCGACCGCCTTCACCTCGCAGGTCAACCGGGCAACGGCCCAGACCACGGAGGAAACCGCTCTCGAGGAGGGCTTAGCCCCGCTGATGGGCTGGGTCAAGCGGCTGGTCGATAGCGTCATCCAGAAGCGAATGGGCCATAGCGACCTCGAATTCGCTTGGTCGGAAATGCGGCCAACGGACCCCAAGGACCAATCCGTAATTCTCACCAGCTATGTCAAGGGCGGCATCTTCACTCTGAACGAGGCGCGCGACGTCCTGGGCCTCGATCCGGTCGAGGGTGGTGACGCGCCGATGTTTCTAACCGCTCAAGGGCCGGTCCTGTTGCGCGACTCCATCGCATCAAAAGCGGAGACCCGTGCAAGGACCGCCAACGAATAACCGCAGCCCTTCTTCCGGTGTCCCGATCGCCCTCCGGGGTCTCTGCTGGCCCGATCGACTGCTCGAACCCGATGTCGACGAAGATAGGAGCCTTTGATCAGCGTGCTGCCATCCGACATCGTCGTTTATGGCTCGGCCGACATGCCCGAGACCGACGGTGCCACTATAGGCGGTGCGGCCGACTTCACTCCTTGTATCGCGTTTTACGAAATCACCCCGGCCGGCAGTGTCGATGTCATCTCGAGCTCATTGAGTGATACCGCGACGACGATCGCCTATTCCGGACGCGACTCGACCGGTGCCGTTCAAAGCCAGACACTGACCTTGAACCGGCAGAGCTGGGTGACCGGGTCACAATCATTCGAGCGGCTGCTCTGCGCCGCATTGTCAGGGGCGAATGCGAACGGACCATTGGCCGATCCGAGTGGTACACCGGCGGTCGGTGACGTGGCGCTCGCTGCCCATAGCTGCGTGCTGCCTGCAGGCGCGGTGACGACCGACGCGACGGTGCGCAACGCGCAGGCTGGTTCAGCCAATCACAGCGGTACGACGCCGTCACTGTTCAAACCGCAATCGGGCAACGGAGCCGTGGTCTCCATCGGCCAGATCATTTGGACCAAGAGCGGCACCGGTGCGAGCCAGTTGCGGCAGATCATCGCTACTGTCGGTTACGGCACTGATATTGTCGCGGTCAGCCGAGACTGGGGTACTGTGCCGGACAACACGACCACTTATAAGATCCTGCAGGAGATGCTGTTCGAGATCTCGCCGAATCCAGTGACGCAGTGATCCGCATGTTCTCGACCAGTGCGGCGGATGTGTGCCGGCCGGGTCACAGCGTAGCGTGCCGAGCCCGGGCAACCTGCCGCCCGGGCCCGCGCCGAATGCGGCCGGCGCGCAAGGTGGCTGCGGCTGACTTTGCCAGCGGGTGCCACTGCCTACAAAGGCGCGGCCGACTACCGGATCCAATTTACCCCGTGAAAGGGCTCAAGCAATGCGAAAGCGACCGTTTGTTTCACATGCATTTATATCGCTGCTGGCGCTGTCGGGGTGTGCCGAGGTCGGCAAGCTCGCGGCCGCCGATCTGACCAACGCGGCACAGGTCGCCACCCAAGGTGGTGATCCGCAAGGAGCGGCGTGCTGGGTCGCGTTGACTCCCGTAGCCAAGGCGGTCGAAACTGCACCAGCGCCCGGTTTGGCCTCAGTTATCGAGACCGACCGGCTCTTCGCGGCCGCGACGCAAGAACAAAACGCACCGTGCAACGCCGTCAGCGGCCTGATCCTGTCGATGTTGCTGCGAAAGACAGTGCCGTTCTTGCCGTAAAAGGGGCTGCTCAGCTTGTTCTTCTTCTAGCCGACGGGATTGCCCGCCTTGCCCGGCAACCCCAGAGCGTCTTCGCAGTTTCCAGCGGTAGCCACCCGCTTAGCGGCCAAAGAGTAGCTCGCCTATGCGCTTGGCAATGCCATTCGATCCGAACGAAATCGGCAAAATCGACACCTTCGCTTTCGATTTTACCGCGGATCTGGGAGCAGCGACGATGGTTTCGACGAACTGGACCTGCGGGGTGGCGCCGTTTGAGACTGCCACGGACCCGGTACCGCAGTCTCGGGTATTGTCGGTCTCGACCCAGACAGCAATCCAGTTGCGCACCCCGATCGATGGGTTGCTGCAGACGCGTACTGGGTTCTTCTCGGTCGCCTCGATCGGCGGCATGCCGATCACGGCTGCCGGCGGCACCTATATCCTCGAAGCCTCGGCTGCCCTAAGCGACGGCCGAGTGCTCAAGCTCGACGCTACAGTCCTGTCCAAACCCCCGGGTCCGTGACAGTCAGGGAAACTCGGCTATGACCACATAGCTGTTCGCACCTGCCGCTTACGCGCGGTATCCTGCCAGTCTTTCCGACGGCGGTCGAGGCGGGCGCTATTGTCATTGCCTTGACGGACTCGTCCTACACGACCGGCGCAGCCAATGACGCGGTTGCCATCTGGTTTGAAGTCAATGCGATGAATTGATTGGATAACAGACATATGTTCCAAAAGACAGCATTCCGCTGGCCGCCCCAGCCCAGCACGGTCATCGGCTTTGGCATCCTCGCCGGCGCCGTCTGCTATTTCATGACGGGAGACCCAGTCTGGGCGGGCCTTGCCGCCGCGGCCGTCAAAATTCTTGTTCCGGACAATTCGGCTGCGGCGGATCAAGTGTTGGGAGCAATTAAGATACTGGCACAGGCAGTAGGCCGGCCGCTCCCGACGCTTGCGCAGCCGGCGCCTGTCGCCGCCGGCGATCAGGAATGGGATGCGGGATCGCTTAGTCGGGAGCCGCCGGGAAAATGACCAGCTACCAGACGCGCTCACGCGGCTCATTGGCGGGATGGTGATCATGCGACTCTATGGCGCAATCGAGAAGGTCGAGCCTCAAGACGATGGAACCGTGCGGGTGCACGGGATCGCGTCGTCGGAAGTGGTGGACGACCAAGGTGAGATTGTTCGGGCTGACGCGATGCGCGCGGCGATCCCGGACTACATGCATTTTCCGGCACTGCGCGAGATGCACCAGCTCTCAGCCGCTGGAACGACGCTGGAAGCCGAGGTCGGCGACGATGGGGCGACGCGGATCGTCGCGCATGTCGTCGACCCGATCGCTATCACCAAAGTCAGAAACCAGGTGTATCGTGGCTTTTCGATCGGCGGCCGAGTCACCCAGCGCGAGGCCGGCAACCCCAAGGCCATCACCGGCCTGGTTCTCAACGAAATCTCGCTCGTCGATCGTCCGGCCAACCCGGAAGCGATTTTCGACTGCTGGAAGGCATCCACCGTTTCCGATGCGACTCGCTGCCGAGCGGAGGCGCGTCCGCCGGCGACGCTATCACCAGCGCCCACGCGAGAGCCGTTCAACCCTCCGATTCAGATCTGGGCTTGTGGGGTGGCGGACCATCATCATCGTGGCAAAGGCGACGCCGTCAAATGTCTCGAAGGGCGGGCGCTGGGCGTAACAAACGTTCATTTGCCGCCGTCACCGCAAACGCTTCTGATTTCACCGCCGGTGAGCAACCGAGAAGCCGATAGTGCTACCAAAACCGAAGCCGCGATCGATGCGGCAAAAAGGGCAATTGAGACGGCCGAAGGGGCGCTCGCTAAGCTTGCCCCTGGCGGGGAACAGGGGGCTGATGGTCGTGCGAATAGGAGCACGTCCGGCAGTTTGCTCGACGGCCATAAAGAGCTAAATTACGCCGATCCCGGATACCAGTCGGACGGAAAGCGTCGCTACCCGATCGACACAGAGCGTCACATTCGCGCTGCCTGGAACTACATTAACCGACCCGGCGACGGTCAGCGATACACTGCCGATCAAGTCGGCCGAATCAGAGCGGCCATCATCGCTGCCTGGAAGGAGAAGATCGACATCGAGGGACCGCCCTCCGCTGAGGGTGACGAAAAGGCTTCTGCCGCGCTAACCAAGGCGCTTTGCGATGTTGGTCACGTGGCTCAAATAATTCACGACCTCGACTGGCTTCAAGACGCACTCGAGGTTGAGGCAGCGATCGAGGGCGATGACTCGCCGCAACCGCCCCGACTTCAGTCCATCATCAGCGAACTGTGCGGCTTTCTGAACGCGCTGGTGGCCGAAGAAACGTGTGAGCTTCTAGGCAATGCGCAAATGGATGACGAGTGTCTCCCACAGCGCGCTGCTGAATTGATTGCGATGACCGCTAGTGCGCCCGGAGCCGCGCGCATTGCCGCTCTCCTGAAGACAGGGAACCCGCACATGCAGAAGCTCGCCGCCGCTCTCCTCGCCACGGCCAAGCACTCGCAAGGTGACCAAGCGCTCGTGGACATCGCTCTCTGCGCTTGCGACAGATGCCTGAAGATCGACGGTCTGTCGGTCGAGGAGAAGGCGCACATGGCCAGGGTTTGCGACCATCTTCGCGAGGCCGGCGCCGCTCCGTCGGAGACTTCGAGCCTCCACGCAGCGGGCGACATCGAGCCCATGGCGCCGCAAATGGAGCCGCCGCCGTCGGATTTCCGCCCCGGTGACAATGCCACGGTCGACAGTTCAAAAGGGTCGGGCGCTATCACAGCGGCGGGTGGCAAGCGCGACCGTGCGCATCAGAACCTGATGGATATCGCCCATGAATGCATCAGCAAGCTGACCAGCGGGATGGCATGTTTTCAGCTGTCGCCGGGTTCTGATTTGGGGCCGGCGCCTGCAGGAAGCACCGAGACCCAAGAGGTCGCAAAGGCCGGTGCTCACTGTTCCGCCGAAACGATAGCACACCTGCGCACGGCGCACGGCCACCTGGTCGCTGCCGGCGCCAAATGCGACGCTGCGGGTATCGGCGAGGAAGAGCACCAGGGCACTGAATTCGAGGCGGGTAAAACTCTACAGACGGAAGACCTCGCCAAGGTGTTGGCCGACGAACGGGCCGAAAAGACGGCGCTGGTCAAGGCGCTCGGCGAAATGGTGCCGCTGCTCGATCGACTGTCGAAGCGGGTCGACGACATCGCCCGTACTCCGCTTCCGCCATTGACGATCGCCAGAGGCGCCGTCGCAGTGTCGAAGCAGCAGGATGGCGGTAACACTGGAAGCGCCAGTGACAGCCCGCTCTCGCCGGAGGCGATCGCGTCCGCGCTTGCAAAGATGAGCAAGGAGGAGCAGACCCTCACCCTGATCAAGGCGAGCTATGCCAATCCAATCCCGGTCCTCGGTGCAGCCACTGGCGAACGCTGACAGGGCACCAGACTAACACACGCCATCCGGCCTCGCGGCGAAACGCTGTTCGCATGACGGCGACAGCGCAAGCGCCCGCTTGCGATGTCGCAGCGAAGCCGTCACCAAGCCTGGTCTTTGACCGGGCTTTTTATTGCCCCCCTTCCGGGAGGACCGTTAAATGAATTCGCTCACTCAGGAATCGCTCGAGCTCTTGAAAGGCGCTCTGGCCCAGCCGAATGACACGCTCGCCAAGTCGATCTCGACCGCGACGGGCCTGCTCGCCTACGACCTTCAAGCACCGGCCAAGAATCTCTACCCCTTCGTGACCCCGATCCGGAACGTGATGCCGCGGGTCGGCGGCGGCACCGGCTCAGCAACGAATTGGCGCCAGGTCAACACGATCATCGGCTCCGGCTTCGATGCAATGGGCTGGGTACCAGAAGGCCAGCGCTCAGGCCAAATGTCTTATTCGACCTCGAACAAATCAGCCACTTATGTGACGATCGGCGAGGAGGACGCGGCGACCTTCGAAGCCATTTCGGCGGGACGCCAATTCGAGGATATTCAAGCGCGAATGACCTTTCGCCTTCTGCAAAAGATGATGCTCAAGGAGGAGATGGCAATCCTCGCCGGCAATGCCTCGCTGACACTCGGCACGCCGGCAACCCCGACGTTGTCGGCATCGGGCAGCGGCGCCACACTCCCGTCGGGGACCTACTTTGTCAAAGTCGTCGGCCTGACACTCGAAGGATACCAGAATTCGACCCTCCTGAACGGCGGCGCCACCTCGAAGAGCGTTACGGGCGCCGACGGGAAGAGCTACTCGCTGTCCGGTGGCTCGTCGAACATCAGCGCAGAGGCGAGCCAGGCTGTAACCCTCGGCCAGACCCTGTTCTGCAGTGTCGCCGCTCTGCAGGGCGCGGTTGCCTATGCCTGGTATGTCTCGACGGCGACCGGGGCCGAGACCTTGCAGGCCATCACGACGATCAACAGCCTTGCCGTCAGTCTCCCGCTCAGCACCGGTAACCAGTCACAGACCGCGATTACCACAGACAATTCAGCCAACTCCAGTTATGCCTATGACGGGTTGTTGACCACTGCGCTCAAACCTGGGTCGAACGCCTATGTCAACGTCATGCCGACCGGCACAGCCGGCATAGGGACCCCGTTGACTGCCTCGGGCCGTGGCTCGGTCGTGGAAATCGACACGATGTT